AAGAGTTTATAAGAAATGATATGATTGTATTAAACTCTGAACGTTCCTATAAGGAGCTTAAAACATTTGTTTGGAGAAATGGAAGACCAGAAGCTCAAAGGGGATATAATGATGACCTTGTAATGTCTCTTGCTATTGGTTGCTGGATTAGAAGCACAGTTATGCAAGAAAACTTACGAGATGTTAATTATAAAAAGACGTTCTTAAACTCTATGATTTTTACAAAAACTTCGTTAAATACGACAATTCCTGGTATGCAAGGCTACAAAAACCATGAAAAAACTGATAAAATCAAAGAAGCAAAAGATATTTATAAGAAATACGACTGGATAATAAAAGGATAAACAGAATGAGCGACCAAGGCAACAACCCCAAAAATAATGATTCCCCTCTTTTTAGAGCGTTAACAAAGTTTCTATCAGGACCAATCACAAGATACCAAAGACAAAATCCCCGACAACTTAAGCGGTGGCAACTTGACAAATACAAGTTTACTTCTCCAGCAGGCTTGAGTTTTAAGAAAACCGCCTATAGTCCTTTTGATAACGTTTATTCAAAATCGCTTGCAGGTATCTCAAGATCAGAAAGATATGTTGATTTTGATCAAATGGAATATACTCCAGAGATTGCTTCTGCACTTGACATCTATGCAGATGAGATGACTACTTCATCACAACTCCAGCAAATGCTTAATATTACTTGCCCTAATGAGGAAATTAAATCAATTATTCACACGCTTTTTTATAGTGTGTTAAACATTGAGTTTAATCTTTATGGCTGGGCAAGGACAATGTGTAAATATGGAGATTATTTTCTTTATTTAGATATCGATGAAGATATTGGTGTTAAGTCAATTATTGGTCTACCTCCACAAGAAATTGAAAGATTAGAAGGAGAAGACAAAACAAATCCAGATTATGTTCAGTTCCAATGGAATAGCGGTGGATTAACATTTGAAAATTGGCAAATTGCCCACTTTAGAATCCTTGGTAATGACAAGTTTGCTCCTTATGGAACATCTGTTTTAGAGCCTGCTCGTCGTATTTGGAGACAATTAACTCTATTGGAAGATGCGATGATGGCTTATCGTGTCGTTCGCTCGCCTGAAAGAAGAGTGTTCTACATCGATGTTGGTGGCATTCCAGAGTCAGATGTTGAGCAACATATGCAACGTATTGTAACTCAAATGAAGAGAAATCAAGTTATTGATGCAGACACCGGTCGAGTTGATTTGCGCTACAATCCAATGTCAACTGATGAAGATTATTTTATTCCTGTTCGTGGTGGACAAGCAGGTACAAGAATTGAGTCACTTCCAGGTGGAACTTATACCGGCGACATCGATGATGTAAAATATTTGCGTGATAAATTGTTTTCTGCTCTTAAGATCCCAGCCTCTTATCTTACACAAGGCGACGAAGGAACAGAAGACAAAACAACTCTTGCACAAAAAGACATTCGCTTTGCAAGAACCATTACAAGACTGCAAAGAAATATTATTTCAGAGTTGGAAAAAATCACCGTGATTCACCTTTACACCCTTGGTTTCCGTGGAAAAGATCTGCTTTCGTTTAAGTTGAGCCTGAATCAGCCATCGAAAATTGCAGAACTGCAAGAGCTTGAGCACTGGAGAACTAAATTCGATATTGCAACTGCTGCAACTGAAGGTTACTTTAGTCGTGCTTGGGTATCTAAAAATATCTTTGGTCTATCTGATGATGAAATTGTTCGCAATCAAAGAGAGATGTATTTTGATAGAAAACTTGACGCCTCGCTCGAAGCTGTTGCAACAGCCGCCACAGAAGATGCTGCCGGAGGTACGGGCGGAGATATGGGAGGAGACATGGGTGGTGATGATCTCGGTGGTGATGATCTTGGCGGGGATGATCTTGGTGCCGGTGATGAAGGTGCAACTGAAGAACCCGCAGAAGATGATTCTGTTCTCCTCTCTACCCCTGGAAATAGAAATCAGCCATATCTCACGCCAGGCGCAAAAGGCAAGAAATATACTCGTGTAAATTATGACGGTCGCAAGAATAAACGTCAACAAAACATGAATGGACAAATGGCTCGCGAGAAAGGAAAAAACACTCAAAGAAACGTCTTTCCAGGTCTCTCTGATCTCTCATCTTTAGCAAAAGGCATTTATGAGCAAAAACAAACTACTTATATGACAGAGGAGAACTCTATACTTAAAAATAACGAAGAGATTAACCAAATCATAGAAGTATTAAATAAGAAGGGTAACAATAATGACAAAGTTTAAACATAATAAGAAAAGAAATACCGCTTTTATTTACGAATGTCTTGTTGTTGAATTGACAAAAGCAGTTTTAGGTAACGACAAAAATTCACAATCAAATATTAAAAGCATTATTAAAGAGCACTTTAAGAAAGATAGCGCACTCTTAAACGACTTAAGAATCTATCAAGCAATCACAGAAACAAAAGATGTTGCTCAAGATACTGCGGCAAAGATATTAGAAGAAGCAAAAAAACAAAAATCTTCTATTGATTCTAAACAACTCTTTAATGAGCAAAACAAAGTTATTAACAAGATTAATAAATCTTTATCCACAAACTTTTTCTCCAACTTTATTCCCAACTATAAAGATTTAGCATCAGTATCTCAAATCTTTAACACTTCTGTTCCTATCAAATCAAGAGTTCTTTTGGAGCAAGAAGTCATTGGAGCAATGTCAAAGACAGAAGAAGAAAAACAAGAAATGCTCCCAGTTGATTCTTTGACTTACAAAATCTTTACTCAAAAATTTAATGAGCAATATTCTGACTCACTTCTTGAAGAGCAAAAGGTATTATTGGAAAAATATATTTCTTCGTTTAAGGATAATGGATTAGAACTAAAGATTCACCTTGACCAAGAAATCGGAAGACTAAAAGAAGAAGTTCAACAATGCTCTTCCAACAATGTTATTCAAGAAAACGAAATGCTAAAGCAAAAACTTTCACGAGTATCAGAAATCTTAAATGGGTTTGCCTCACAAGCCCCTGACGAAGAGATGCTGACCAAAGTTATTTCTATTCAATCATTAGTAAAAGAGATCCAAGAAGATGTCAATTAGAATAAGCATTGTAGATCCTAACGCTATTAAGATTGCTCTTGAGGCAAGAAAAACTCTTGATGGTAACATTATGATTATGGATCATCTTCACGTTGATATTATTATTGATCCTAAACAACGCACAATCATTACTTACCCAAAAGAAAATCTAAACGAAGATGCATATGAAACACAAAACGCCTTTTTCTCAAGACTATCAACTGATGGTGTTATCTTAAGAGATTCTATTCAAGCAGGGAATGTTTTTGGAAGTATGCAAGCGGTGTATCCAGAATCCGCTAACGAAGAAACAAATCCTTTGCACGTCGTCCTTCTTTCTACTAAAAACTTCATGAAAGAAGAGATGGAATATATGCAAATGGAAAAAGCTTACGATGACGAACTGGAAGAAGAATATCTCGATCCAACACCAGAAGACTCCACAGAACTCGGTGAAGTGCCAGAAGAGCCAAAGAAGGGGTCTATCACCCCATATTATGTTCGCAATTACTTAAGCGGATATTTCAGCTATTAATGGAACTTTTATACTTTATACTTTGTGCCTTTGGTATGACTCAAGTCTTGGTTTACGGATCTATTTTTAACTCAATTAGACCAAAATATCACTTCTTTCATTGCCCTATGTGTGTTGGCTTCTGGGTTGGTATATTTTTGTGGGCAATCAATAGCCATACAGAACTATTTATATTTGATTATTCGCCCGCTACGGCATTTTTGTTGGGGTGTTTAAGTTCAGGAACTTCATATGTACTCAATATGGTCTTTGGAGATTCCGGTATAAACATAAGGAGCCAAAATGGTTAACAGTATTTGGACATCAAAAAAACGAATGCTTCGTCCAGCAAGACGTTGTAAGGCAGGTTGCATACTCGTGCGGGTTGCGCCCGCATTAAAATAAGGAAGTTTAAATGAAAGTCTCTAAAGAAAAACTAAAACAAATCATTCAAGAAGAAATTATCAACGTTGTGAACGAACAAGTTCCCGAAGATGATCGTGTTGTGGAAGAACCACAAGAAAACATCAAAGAAGTTGAGGACACCACAGATGAGTAATAAATATTTGATTAGAGAGTATTATGAACTCTGTGCTGGGGGTGTTTGCCAAGATCTTCTAACAGAAGAAGAAAAAAGAGACATGAGAGAAAATGGGGCTGTTTATCTTTCTGGCGTCATGCAACGTTGCGATGAGAAAAACGGAAACGGGCGTGTATACCCAGGCAAAATTCTTCGTAGAGAAGTTCAAAATTATATGAACGTTGTAAAAGAAAATCGTGCCTGTGGAGAGTTGGATCATCCAGAAGATTCTGTCGTCAACTTAAAAAATGCATCTCACATGGTGACAGATTTGTGGTGGGACGGTAATGATCTTTATGGGAAAATCAAAGTCTTGTCAACACCAGCTGGTAAAATTTTGCAAGCACTTATCAACGATAAAGTTAAACTTGGAATTTCTTCTCGTGGACTGGGTTCAGTTTCTCAAGAACCTCAAGGCACAATGGTCGATGACGACTTTCAACTTATCTGTTTTGACATTGTATCAGAACCTTCAACACAAGGTGCTTTTATGATGATGAACGAAGCAAAAACAAAATCTTTCACAAAGAAAGACAAAATTAACAATCTTTTAAAGAATATTATAGGTGAGTAGTGAAAAAGAACGAACTAAAAACGATCTTAAAACCATTAATTAAAGAATGTATAAAGGAAGTAATCTTTGAAGACGGAACACTATCTGGGATTATCACAGAAGTAGCAAAGGGTCTTCAAGGAACTACTCAACGTTCTATGGTGCAGGAGTCCGCTCCACAAAAACAAACAACCCAATCATCACAGCCAAGTCAAGCGGTCATTGAAGCAAGAAAATCTCTTGAAGAAACCAGGCGACAGCTACAAGAATCAACAGGACTAAAGGGCATTTTTGAAAATACATCACCTCTTGCTTCTGGTGGTTCTCCAACCCCATCAGGTGGTGGAGGTCATGGGGCGTTAAGGGATATGGACCCAAGTGATCCTGGTGTTGATATTACGGGACTAATGAATGTTGCAGGAGGAGCTTGGAAGCAAATAAAATAGTTATGCAAGTTAAAAGAAGAAATAATGAATCGAGTGAAGCACTCATTAAAAGGTTCACAAGAAAAGTGAAAAAACTAAAAATTCTTGAAGAATATCGAGAAAGACAATATTACAAAAAACCATCCGAAATTGCTCGTGAAGAATATTTTCGTCGTTTAGCAGAGTTAGAAAAGCAAAAGCGAAAAGAGCAAAGAGAAAACAAGGATTAAAGACTATTTATAGGGAAGAGGAACTAAAATATGTCAGCATTTAAATATAGACCAGGTATCGGAGCAGTTGGATCTTATCAAGTTTCTGGCTTGCCATATATAACAGGATCAACATCTTTAGCAGCAGGTGCAGAAGATCAAGTACAATTCACAAGAGTTGCAAAAACTGTTTTAGTAATAAACGACAGCTCTGAAGATATCAGGGTTCATTTTAATGCGACAGGCTCTGGAAATGTTGTTGGTGGAAAACATTATGTAACACTAACTTCAAACAGAGATTCTATATCAATGGGTATTAGATGTAAAGAAATCTATATCAGTAACCCTGGAGCATCATCAGCCTCTTACACTGTTTTTGCAGAACTAACTGGCATCGAAACAAGAGAAATGAATGAGCTAACAGGTTCTGGCTTAACGGAGTAAGAAATGAGTATAACGTTTAAGCCTTCTTTTGGTGTTCTACCTCTTAACACTACCGCTTCTGGAGATATGCATATTTCCGGCAATCTTGTTGTTGATGGTGTTTTAACAGCAGCTGGCATTTCTGGTTCTGGTGAAGCAAACACAGCATCAAATGTTGGTGGCGGAACAGGTGTCTTTAAGGGAAAAACTGGCGTTGATTTAGAATTTAAATCTTTGGTTGGCTCTGGGATTACTATTAATTCTAAAACAAGTACAATCGAATTAACCGCATCTGGTGGTGGAAGCACAAACCCAGGCGGATCTGACACTCAAGTTCAGTTTAATCAAAATGGCTCTTTTGCTGGCGATTCTGGTTTTACATATGACGGAAGCGGTTCAGTATCTTTTGGTTCTGCGGCAAGCGACACTCATCAAGTTACAGGAACTCTTGCAATAAGCGGAACTCAACCAGCAACTTTCTATGGTCCAGAAGGGACAGGTGGAAGTGCAGCTATTATTGCCGCTCACACTTCTTCTATTGATGATTGGCAATCTCCTATATCTGGCGCATTAGTTGTTTCAGCTGATATTGGTCTTGGCGGAACGGGCAATAGAGGTGCGGCAGTTTTATATGTTCACTCGCAAGGAACTGAATCACGCCTTGGGTTTAAGAATAGCAGCACTCTTGTTAGTGGCGAGCAAAAAAATCAAGTCACGGCTGCGAATGCAGGTGGAGCTTATGTGGGTCTTACCAGTACCCAATTAGATGTTAGAAATGAAATAGGAGATGTTCTCATTCAAGCAGATGCATCTGGTGAAATTTTAGTATCTGGTGACGGAACAAGGATTGGTAATAATGCCAACGACTCCCACACAATCTCCGGCTCTTTAGCCATTTCAGGTTCACAAACAGGACTTTTACACGTTCGCGGTGACGTTACAGCTTCCAATAATATTTCAGCAAGCGCATTTTATGGTGATGGATCAAATCTGCAAAATGTCACAGGTGCTGCAACACCACCAGGCGGATCAAACACACAAATTCAGTTTAATGATGATGGAAGCTTTGCAGGGTCGTCTACATTTACTTTTGCTACTGGCTCTAATACATTAACAGTTACAAACTTAACAGCATCATCGGTAGAAATCAACGGAGGAACAATCGAAGGCAGTGATATTACTGTCGGTGCAGGAAAAACATTAGATGTGTCTAACGGTACTTTAACATTAGCACTAAATCAAATAAGCGGCGACAGTATTAACGGAGGAACAATCGATAGTATAACTATTGAAACACTCTCATCAACTTCTGTTACTGCTTCTTCAGCAGAAATTAGTGCAGGCACGATTGATGGAACAACCATTGGTGGAACTACGCCAGCTTCAGGAACATTCACAACTGTCTCTGCAAGCTTAATGCAAAACACATACTACTCCGCATCAATAAATAGTAATACAAGTGTTCCAACAAATCAATATAATTTTATCAACTATCAACTTGGAGCATCACTTGCACTAACTGCATCATCACCTGTTGCAGGTGCTTCTTACATTATCTTGTTGAGGCAAGATGCAACAGGTGGAAGAGTTGTTAGTTTCGACTCGGCAACATTTAAGTTCCCATCTGGCTCAAACACAACAAACAGCACAGGATCAAATGACGTTGATATTGTTACAGGTATATCAGATGGCTCTGTTATTTATGCAGCCTTGAGTAAGAAATTTGTATAGGGGTTAAAATGTTTCCAAATCCTTTTCCATTTACACTTTTCTCTTACGCCTCTGCTTCATCCGGACCCGACATCAGTAATCGAGGTGCCTATGTTGATGGATATCTTGGTAATTGGGCAATAAGCTTCGATTCCAGTGCTAGCCCAAAACAATATATAGATATAAATAACTATTCCGATATTCACTCTTTGCCAAGTGGGACTATTTCAATGTGGATAAATCCAAATGTTTCTGGCGAATCCTATCCCACTCTTGTTGCCGCAGCTGATAATGGTGTCAACGATACATATTTTGAGTTTTATATTGATCATACAGATAGCAAAGTTAAATATGTCCTTTACAATGGCGGCACAAACAACACAAGCATAAGAAACGATACTGCAATTACCGCAAATACTTGGAATCACGTTGTTTTGACTAGCGATGGCTCAACGGCAAAAATTTATTTAAATGGTGTAAACAATACCGTCGCCAATGCAGCAGGAAATGCTGGTGATTGGTTCGCCGATGGATCTTCATTAGATAACTTAACACTGGGAATCGTGGAATATAATGGAGGTCAGTTAATTGTTCCTTATAGTGGCTCAATGGATGAAGTTGCGATTTGGAATGTTGAACTTGATTCAGGTGCAGTAAGTGCCCTTTATAATAACGGAACTGGGTCCATAGCAACTAACGTAAGCTCTTCAAACCTTTTATTATACTACAACTTTGAAGGCGGTCCAGGAACTGCTGCATCTATTGATAGATCAGGTAATAATCATGCCGGTAACTTAACCAATATGGATGCTGGCGGTTGATAGAGCAAAAGCTGTATCCTAAACCAAATAGATTTATGGTATTTTACCAGTTTTACTCACTATTTATTGAAGATACAACTATTTTTTTTATTTAAGGAGTAAAAAATGTCTTCAACAATGTTAGAACAGGCAATCATCGATGCCAAATCACTTAAAGAGGCTGCGGTAAAAACAGCAGAAGAGGAACTACTAAAAAAATATTCCTCACAAATCAAAGAAGCAGTAGAGAATTTGCTGGAACAGGACGAAGATCCTTTGACCATTGGCGAGGACACTTCAACCGAAACAGAAGATGTTGTTGAAGAATTAGAGATGAAAGCATTTGACGGTGAAAGCAACTCTGACTTGGAAGAGGGTGAAATGGTAGAACTTGACCTCGACGCTCTTAAAGAAGAACTTGAAGAAAATTTGGAAGAGAAAAAAATAAAAAATCCTGGAAAATATATTGACGGACCTCGCGCAGATGCGGGGGTTGATAATGACGGCGACGGAGTACCAAATCGAGCCGACCCGAAGCCAAACGATGGAGCAGTTAAAAAAGAAGCAGTCGATGTAGAAGATCCTGAACAACCATTGGATGCAGATGAAATCGCCGAAGAAATCGAAATCACCGAAGAAAACATTGCAGCAGCAATTGAAGAAATTTTAAAAGTCGATTATGAGACACGCCCAAGAGGAGATCTTGGAACAACTCATCCTACGAAAGCACAACAGGAATATGCTGTTGATGCAACACTCGCTAAAAATGAATCTGACGATGACGAAGGGGATGTTTATAATCCTCCTCTTAATGTCAAAGAGTTGGAGGAAAACATCAAGAAACTACAAGAGGAACTTGATTCCGTTAATCTTGAAAAGAATAAGATCAACGAAGAATACAGGAACCTTAAGAAAGTTTCTATGAAAGCAGCAAACAAGTTAGAAGAATTAAATTTCTCTAACGCAAAACTATTATACCAAAATCGTATTCTGGAATCAGACTCCTTGAATGAGCGACAAAAGCAACGTCTTGTCGAAAAGGTTTCAAATGCGGAATCTATTAATGAAGCAAAGATTATTTTTGATACTTTGAACGAGGAATTGGAAGCAAGAAAAGATCGTGCTCCAAAGAATCTTTCCGAAGTCACAAGCAAAAATAGTCAACTTATTTTGAAATCAAACAAACCAGCAAAATCATCCGTGCAAGAACAAGTTTCTAATCGAATGAAAAAACTTGCTGGACTTATTTAAGGAGAAAAATCATGTCTATTATTGAAAAATTGACAGAAGGCGTCGTTCGTCGCGACGTTCAAAAAGAAGGTGCAGCTATCCTAGACAAATGGGAAAAAACTGGTCTTCTTGAAGGTATTGGCAGTGACCATACCCGCAGCAACATGGCTGCACTATTAGAAAATCAAGCAAAAGAGCTTCTTCGTGAAGCAAGCACAATGGCAGCAGGAGATGTCGAAGGTTTTGCAGCAGTTGCATTCCCTATCGTTCGCCGCGTATTTGGTGGTCTTATTGCAAATGAACTCGTTTCAGTTCAACCAATGAGCCTTCCATCCGGTCTTATCTTCTTCCTTGACTTTGTTATTGAGCCTGATTCTAACGCTGAATCGCTTAATCTCGATGGATATGCCGATAATGAATCTATATATGGTGGAGGAGTTGTTGCTTCTCAAATCACTGGTGGTGTTAGCCTTGATGGTGCAAATGCTGAAAAGAGCTTTTATGCACTTAACAATGGCTATGCTTCCCCTGTAACATCATCAGTTGTTATCACAGCTCCTGCAATTCTATTGGCTGGTCAAGTAGGAACAGGAAGTCATGAGCTTGATAAGGCAGTGCAATTTGATCCAGATCTTTCTGGCTCAATTGTCGCAGTTGCCGAAATTAATTTAAACGAATTAACAAATAACCAATTCAACACAAATGATTTTGTCACACTTACACTGCAAGACGGTGGAGATCAAATTATTTCTGGTCGTCAAGTTCGTAGACTAACTCGTTTGTCTGGAACTGTCGCACAAAACAAAGTTCTTGTTGTTCTTGAAGCAACAGGAACAAATACTGCTGGCGATCTGACTGCTTCTCTTGCAGCAGTTGACAATGCAGCATTTGTTATGACTGACGATTTCACAAATGGTGCTCTCGGTGGTGTTGTTGGAACAACCGCATGGGGTCTTGAGGACCAAACAGCAATTCCAGAAATCGACATCAAAGTTGATGCAGTTTCTGTAACAGCAATCACCAAAAAACTCAAGGCAAAATGGACACCAGAGCTTCAACAAGACATCAACGCATACCATAATCTGGATGCAGAAGTTGAGTTGACCTCTCTATTGTCTGAACAAATTGCTCTTGAAATTGACCAAGAAATTCTTGAGGACCTCGTTAAGGGTGCAACCGCAGGAACTTATTATTGGTCACGTAAACCAGGTAAATTTGTTAATAGAACAACTGGTAAATCAATCAATGGTAATCTTTTCCCAGACTTCACTGGTACAGTTTCTGAATGGTATGAGACTCTTCTTGAGACCATCAATGACGTTTCTGCACAAATTCACCGCAAAACATTGCGCGGTGGAGCTAACTTCATCGTAGTTAGCCCAGAAGTTGCAAACATCCTTGAGTTCACAAGTGGTTTCCGTGCTGATACAACTGCTGATGAAAACCGTGGTACTGCTGGCGCAGTTAAGGTTGGTCAGTTGAGCAAGAAACTTGACATCTATGTCGATCCTTACTTTGTTCGTAACGTAGTGTTGGTTGGTCGTAAAGGTAACTCTTTCCTTGAAAGCGGTTATGTTTATGCGCCATACGTTCCTCTACAAGTTACTCCAACCATTTTCGACCCAGAATCATTCGTTCCTCGTAAGGGCGTAATGACTCGCTATGCGAAGAAGATGGTAAGACCAGATATGTACGGTCTTGTAATCTGTGAGGATCTATTGGGTTAATAACCTTTTAGTTCATAGCAACTCTTAAGAAGCCTCACTTCTCCTCGCGGGAAGTGGGGTTTTCTTTTATCTTTTGCGCCAAAAACAACTATTTAACTCATAGGAGAAAGAAATATGACAGCGCCACCAACCTTAACACCTGTACAACAAACAAGCCCTTACGTATTACCAGCCACAGGAAATACAGCAAATGTGATATCGACTGCTGTTCCTTATGGTGTATATCTTGATTCAACAGAATTCTTATCAGGTGCAGCAGCACAAGTAGCATATACCTACAAAATGCTTGGTGGTGATGTATTAGATATTGAACTTACAGAACAAAATATCTATACAGCTTATGAGCTTGCAACTTTAGAATATTCTTATATTATTAATAATCACCAAGCAATCAATGTTCTTTCTGATTTTCTTGGTGCCACTACTGGAACTTTTGATCATAAAGGTGATTTAGAGGCTGGTGAGTTATCTTCAAGTTTGAGCGGAACACATGTTGCATTAAAATATCCATCTTTTACTTTTTCTTATGTTTCAAGAGTTTCAGATGGACTATCTCAAGAAGCAGCGATGGGAGACATTAGAGTTTATACAGCATCTGTTGACATGGTTGCAGGTCAGCAAGAATATGACTTACAAGCAACTGTTCAAAATTTATCACTTTCTGCTTCTATACCTTTTTCTGGAAGCGTAAATAATAGAAGAGTAGAAATAAGAAAAGTTTATTATAAGTCCAATGCTGCAATGTGGAGGTTTTATGGATATTATGGGGGATTAAATGTTGTGGGCAATCTCAACACTTATGGTCAATATTCAGACGATTCTACATTTGAGATTGTTCCAACGTGGCAAAATAAATCACAAGCGATGGCATATGAGGATAGTATATACACAAGGGCATCTCATTACTCATATGAATTAAGAGACAATTATTTAAAGCTTTATCCGCCACCTAATTCTCCATTTGGATTTATAAACCCAAAAAGGATTTGGTTTGAATTTACAATCCCACAAGATCCATGGAGTTCAGATGATACAAGAAAAGATGGAAAAGATGGAATCAACAATTACAACACTCTTCCATTTGCAAATATACCTTATGCAAACATTAACAGCATGGGCAAACAATGGATAAGAAACTATGCTTTGGCGATTGCTAAAGGAATGCTCGCGCAAGTTCGAGGTAAGTTTGGAGCAATACCTTTACCAGGAGATGCTGTAACATTAAATGCGGCAGAACTTGCAACACAATCACAAGCTGAAAAAGATGCACTTAAAACAGAACTTAAAGAACTGCTAGATAGGCTCACATACGAAGCAATGGTTGCTCAAGATGCTAAAATGGCAGAGGACGCAAAAACACTGCAAACAAATGTTCCTATGAAGATTTTTGTAGGATAAGGAGGATTTTTAAATGTCGGACGACAACAAATGGGATAGACCAAATAATCCTCCACCACCTCTTTTTTTCAATAAAAAAGAAAGAGATTTGGTAAAGCAGGTCAATGATGAGCTTATAGAGAGAGTGATTGGTCAAACAATTGCTTATTATCCTGTAAGTCGAGAACACACAAACTATCACCCCCTTTATGGAGAAGCAATAGAAAAAAACTTTCTACCTCCGGTTAGAGTTTATGTTCTTATTGATTGGAACGGTAATGAGACAACTACAACAGGTTACGGTCTGGATAGAATTTATGAATTAACGTGCCATTTCCACAAAAGGCGCTTGACAGAAGATCAAGATGTGTTTGTTCGTGAAGGTGATTTTATTCTGTATAATCAGGAATATTACGAGATCATAACTCTTAATGAACCAAAGCAGTTATTTGGGCAAAACCAAAATCAATTAGAAATATCTGCAAGATGTGCAAAAGCAAGACAAGGATTATTTGACGGTAAATAAGTATGAAAGATATTAGTAATGTAAGTGGAACAATAAAACAAATCATATCATTTGAGCCGTCAACACTGGAAACAATCGATTATTCAATTTATGATTTTGTCGATAAAGAACTTAATATTTTTTGCACTACTAACAAAGGCTTCAATAAAGTGCCTGTTATTTGGCAAGCTTCAGAAAGAGCGTTCCAGATAAAAGACGATAAAGATTTAAGAGACGATAATGGAACTTTAATTTTTCCTATGATATCAATAGCAAGAACTGGCTTTGAAAAGTCATTAACAGATAAAGGAGTTTTTTATGGGAACGTTTATCCCGTTAATGACGCTAAAGGTGGCTCAATAACAGTAGCAAGAAAAGTTGGTCAAAACAAGACAGGGAATTTTTTAAATGCTGATGCTTACAGAAAAAAGAATAAAATTGTCGGCAACAAAGGAAATCCCGGCTCTCAACAAATTAACTTTCCAAGCAGAAAAAAAACAAATGAAAAAAAGATTGTTTATGAAACATTAACAATGCCTGCTCCTTCATACGTTTCTGTAGACTATGCAATTACAATAAGATCGGAATATCAACAGCAAATAAATGAAATTGTACAACCGTTCGTTACAATAACAAACGGAATCAATTATCTTGTTTTTAAAAGAGATGGGCATTCTTATGAAGCCTTTGTGCAATCTGATTTTTCCTCTAATAACGACATAACAGAATTGGGAGCAGAAACCAGAGTTTATGAAACTGAAATATCAGTTCGTGTTCTCGGTTATCTAATTGGTGGCGATAAAAATGAGAAAAGACCAAACGTGGTTGTCAGAGAAAATGCAGTTGAAATAAGAACAGCCCGAGAGAGAGTAGTGGTTGGTGATGAACCAGATTGGAGTAATGGCAAGTTTAGACCTTAAATGTTTAGTCTTTTCGCTTATAAACACACTATTTATAAAAGATTATTAAAGCGCAATAAGGAGATTTAATCACATGGCATCCAAAAAATATCGTTTCGTTTCACCTGGAGTTCAATTAAGAGAACTTGATAGATCACAACTACCAGATGAACCAGAAGCAATCGGACCAGTTATCGTTGGGAGAGCACAAAGAGGTCCTGCTCTTCAACCAGTAAAAGTTGAGAACTTTACAGAATTTGCTCAAATATTCGGAACCCCACAACCTGGTGGTAGAGTAAGTGATGTTTGGCGTGATGGAAATGAAGACTTATCTCCACAGTATGGCGCTTATGCTGCACAAGCATGGTTAGCAAATAGCACTCCTTTAACCTTTATTCGTCTTCTTGGTCGCTCTCATATTGATAACGACGGCACTGATGCAGCATTGGCTGGCTGGAAAATTGGTGCTGGCGGAACAACAGATACAGGTGGTGCATTCGGTCTTTTCCTTATTGATTCTGGATCAAGCGCAACAGATAATGTAACTGGAACTCTTGCTGCTGTTTGGTATACAAGAAGTGACTATCACATGTCATTAAGTGGAACTGCGGCAGATGGAACTGCAAACAGCGTCGGTACTGCTATTATGATTAGGAACGATGCGGCATCAGCAAATGGCGGTCAGTGGGTCGTTGCACTTTCAAATTCAGCAGGCGGCGAAAATGAAAAATACGAATTTAACTTTAACCCAACAAGTGATAAATTCATTAGAAAAGTTTTCAATACAAACCCAACAAAACTAAATTCAAGTCTTTATTCAACAGATGACCAAGAAAATTATATTCTTGGAGAAACTTACGAATCAGTTGTTCAGTCAACTATTACGAGCGGGTCATCCACAGGTACAGTTTACGGTGTGATTCTTGGTCTGCATGGTGATGCTAATCAATTCAATTGTGATTATAATCAAAACCAACTCGACTCAAATCCTGCATCAACAGGGTGGGTTGTAGCGCAAGATACAGGACCTTATGGCTCATTTAATCCAACAAGTCTTAAAAAACTATTCAAAGTTATTGCTCTTGAGCACGGTGCTTTTCCAAATGGAAACATTAAAATTTCTATTGAAGACGTAAGATACTCTGACGATCCAGCTGACCAATATGGAACATTCAGCTTGGTTGTAAGAAGTGCAAAAGATAAAGATGTTGCACCAGTTGTTTTAGAAAGTTTCTCAAATCTAAACTTAAGTCCAGATTCTCCAAATTATGTTGCTGCCAGAATTGGTAATCAATATGCTAGATGGTCTGATACTGATCGTCGTTGGAGATATTTTGGAGAGTATGAAAATAGTTCAAAATACATTTATATCGAAGAAGCTCCAGGGCTTGGAGATGACCCAACACTTGTTCCGTTTGGTTACCAAGGTCCAATTAGACCAGTTGGTTTTAAGGCTATTTCTGGTTCAACAGCTGCCAGAGGTGAACTTCTTTCTGCAACAGATGCAAGTACAGGGAACCCATCTTCACTGGCGTTAGGGTCTAGTTCTCTTGACGGCTCTCAAAGTGGGCTTAACTTTATCGGAGGTATGCCATCAACACTAACGGCATCCTTTACATACCCTGCAACTAAATTAAGGGCAAACACAAAGACAGGAAATCTTTCAGAGCCAACCGATGCTTACTTTGGTGTCGAAACTGTTAATTCAAATCAAAGATTTGATGAAACATATGTCGATCTTGTGAGAGGTCTTCCAGATGCAGTTGGTCACACAGAGTTTGGTCCAACCACAACCGCAAGTGGAAGCACGACAGAATTTTCATATATCTTTACACTCGATAACGTAAGTCGCTTTACAGCGTCTACAGGTGGAACTATAGATGATTATGAAGCTTATTATGTTTCCGGCTCACGTGCAAGCGGTGTATCAATTAGTGCAAGCGGCTCAAGTGGTTACAAGAGCACAATTGACGCAGGCTTTAATCAGTTCACAATACCAATGCATGGTGGTTTTGATGGTATTGATATTACACAAGCAGAACCTTTTAATGATAATTCAATTGGCTCTTCACAAACAACAAGTTATGCATACAATACAGTAAGGATTGCTATTGATACTTGTGCAGACCCAGAAAACGTAGACATGAACATCTTGTCGGTTCCTGGTGTTGTAAACAATTCCTTGACAAACAGAGTGATTGATGTCTGTGAGTCTCGCGGAGATGCTCTTGGTATTATCGATATTCAAAATGGCTTTGTTCCTGCGGCTGATAGAAGCGCACCTGGCAATGATTATGATACTACTAACAGAGGTGACGCAACAACAGCTGCAAGAGAGTTCAGAGCACGACAAATTAATAACAGTTATGGTGCTGCATACTATCCGTGGACAAGAGTCAGAGATGCTGAAACAGGTACAACATTCTTCTGTCCTCCATCAGTTGCAGCAATTGGAACACTTTCTTATTCACAAGCAGTTTCAGAGGTTTGGTTTGCTCCAGCAGGCTTCAATCGCGGTGGATTGACAGCTGGTGCGGCAGGTGTGCCAGTTGTTGGTGTAACCGAAAAACTTTCTTCTAAAGAAAGAGACAGACTATACGAAGCAAACATCAACCCAATTGCTTCTTTCCCAAGTGAAGGATTGGTTGTGTTTGGTCAAAAAACACTTCAAACAACAAGAAGTGCGCTTGACAGAATTAATGTTAGAAGACTTTTGATTTTTGTTAAAAAAGAAATTTCAAGAATTTCAAACAATCTTCTCTTTGACCCTAACACACAAGTTACTTGGGATAGATTTACAGGTCAGGCTGTTCCATTCTTGGAAAGCGTTAAGTCAAGACTTGGTTTGGAAGACTTTAAAGTTGTCTTGGATGAGACAACAACAACTCCTGACTTGGTAGATCGCAATATTATGTACGCTAAAATTTTCTTGAAGCCAACACGTGCAATTGAGTTCATCGCAGTGGACTTTGTTATCACAAACACTGGCGCATCTTTTGAGGATTAAAATAGAGGCATAACTATTTAAATAAAGTAGGAGACAACAAAAAATGACATTCTGGACTGACCCAACATTAGAACCAAAAAGAGGTTATAAATTTATCTTAAGTATGCCGGGAGGCACAGCGACCAATGGACTTCGTGAGTTCTTGGTAAAAAGCGTTGGAAAGCCACAATTCGAGGTCGGTTCAGTATCGCATGATTTTCTAAATCATCAGTTCTACTACCCAGGAAAAACAATCTGGCAACCAATCACGGCTGTCGTTGTTGACACTGTTGACCCTACTGCAAATGCAACTCAAGAGATCATGAAAATGTTGGAAGAGTCAGGATATAATCTTCCTTCC